TCACGAACGACTCCACTTCGCGTGCGCAGCGGCGATCTTGACGTGGTAATTGTTGGCAGCAAAACCCTTGCCATTATACCCACGAGCAAAGGGCACACAGTCGGCAGAACGGTTGCTGATCTGCCTCAATGCAACGGTCAGGGAAGAGGCTTGAATGAACGATGCAAAGGCGTCCAGGTGCGCACGTTCGCTGGTCTTCATCGCATCCCAGAATGCCTCGACCGTCTCGAAGCCGGCAGCCTTGTGGTTGAAGCCCATGATCTGAGCGCCGCCGACGGAAGCCGAACGGAGTGCTGCCCGGCGATCGAGTTGCATGGCGCGGTGCAGGCGCAGCCACTCGGCCTGGCCGCCGACATAGAGCGCGCGGTTCCAGCGTGCCGATGACAGGTTGGGATGCGAGGCCCGGAATCGTCCGTCTGTCTCGCGGTCGAAGATATGGGCTTCGAAAAGGATCTTCGGCAGGTCAGGTCCGTCGATGAAACCGCCAGGACCATCGGCGGCGAGGATATCGGCGCGGACATCCTGAAACCACCCGCCGTTGCTTTCCACCTCCCACACCGCACGGACCTGCGCCACGGTGCATTGAAGTCTGGCGGCAGCTCGTGCGAAGTCCACGGAGGTGAGGCCGATCTTTTCGATCTCCGCGCGGGCAACGCCAAGCCTATCGAGCAACTGGTCGACGGCGTTCACGTCGGCCGCGCTGAAGGCGGCTCCAGCGCGAGCCGCGCGGATCGCTGCAAAGATCGGTTCGCGGCTCACTGTATGGGCGGCCTGGGCGGAGCGGGCTGCCTCCAGTGCCGGGCGACAAGCGCAGCCAGCATCAGCGCAACGGTAATCAGGTCATCGAGCCAGGGCGGCAACATGCTGCGCAGACTCGGCGGAACCGACTGCCAGAATACCACCAGCGCTTCAGGGGAGGCCAGCTGCAGCGTCTGAAGCGCAAGCGCTACAGCGAGAAGACGGACGGACCACCACCGCCACCAGTCACGGACATCATCAACCATATGGTCGCGGGCGAACGAGAGGATACGATCAAACATGAACTGACCGTACGCCCATGGCACGGGATTTTGCCGGGTGAGCTGCATCACCCCCAATCCCTGATGCTCAGACCCCAGCGGGTATCTTCAGGCTCCTCGCGCTCGTAGGGCTCAAGGCGTTGGAACAGGCCGTAATGCAAATGCGAGAACCTGACAGCTATGTCATGGCCTTCCACAATCAACACGGGCGCGCTCTCGCCGATCGTCATCACGATCTGCCACAGCTCTTCGACCTGATTATCGGTCAGCCCAGATAGCGTGAAACGGTACGAGGAAACAACCGCCGCCTTGCTGATGCCAAATCCGCCATCGACCAGCTCCGTCCTTTTGGACAGGTCCAGTGCCACTCGGCCGGCGCGGTACTCATAGGGTCGTTCGATTGTCAGGCCAGCCATCAGAACACCAGCCTGCAGGGGCGCGCTACCACCGACCTGATTGAGGGTTATGCGCAAATAGCGCGTCGTGACAGGCACAGCCAGGCGCACATAAGCGTGGTGCCTGGCACCAGTCGAATAGGGCACCCTGAGAGTGGTTACGGGCCGTACAACGTTGAGCCCCGCGCCACCCGATCCGGTCATGGTCGCAACGCTCCACGTTGCAGCAGCCGTTGCATTCGTAAAGCCAAGGAACACAGTATCGACGAAGACAGGCGCGCTGAAATCAATGTCAATTGTTGAAGTTCCGACGGCCGCTGCCCGCCAGACTTCCCGCGTCGCCGGCGAAAGCAGGTTAGACCCGCCTGTGCCGTCGCTTACGGTGACCGCCGCCACCGGCAGCGGCGCGATGATGCCGATCCCCCGGCTCATGCGTTTACCCCCATTGGCCGCAGCACGGTGAGACGGGTTGTGCCGCCGTCCTGCTCTTCTGCGCCAACGATGAGCACGGTCGGCCCGAGCGCATATCCCGCGCGGTCACACACGATCCGCTGGCAAGTGCCCAACAGACCGACCCTTTCACCATCAACTTCGACAACCTCTTCGGCCAATGGCTGGCCAAGAAATGCGAGTTGGCGATCAGCTTCAGCGGAAGCGTCGGCGGCCGCCGCGATAGGCGACAACACTTCGCTTTCGATTGCGACGTCGCCCCAACTCGCGCGCAACGAGCCATCTTCGGATTGGGCATAGATCGCTCGTCCAGTTAGCCATTCTGCAACTGTAGTTGGGACCAGGCTCATGCTGCCTCCAGCGTCGCCAACCTGGTCTCAAGATCAGCCTGTACCGCCGCCTGCGCGGCGATCAGCCAAAACGCCAGCTGGTCGGGCCGGACGCCATAGCGTTCGCCCCCCTCCCATTCATCGAAGCAACACCATGCATAACGGGTCCAGTCCAGCCCCTCGTCTTCCATGATAGAAAAGGCCTGCTGTGCGCGGATACCAAAGTGCAGACGAGCATTGTCCTCGCCCTTCTGGGCCACGGCATCGTTCCACTGGTACATGCCGAGTTCGGCGATGATGCGCCTGGCCGCGCGCAGCTCGGCCGTATTCAATGCCCCCCGCCAATGCTTGTTGCGTTCGTCGGACGTGTTGATGGAACCAGTTGCCGCATAGAGAACAGAAAAACGGTTGCCCGCCTTGCCCAGCGTATATCCGTTGTCAAATGACGGAAACATCTCGGAAGCAGTCAGGTCCAGCCTTGCCGTCAGAGTGGCAGATCCGAACCCGATGCGCAGTGTTGCGCCGGAGTCCTGTGCCCAAAAACCTGAGTATCCGGTATTATCCCGCAGCAGTATACCCCCGCCATAGCCGCCGCTAGCGAGAATGGCAGATCGATTGTTTGCGCTTGGATCAAATACGGTCGACTCCGCGCGCAACGATTGGCCGGTCGCTGGCGTCTTCACCTCAAACTGGCCATCAGCCCCAATCAACGCGCGAAGCACCCCGCCTGAAGCAAAGCCGAAGCTGTTGCTGCCGATGCGATAGACTCCGGTGTCCTGGTCGCTTGCAAAACGAAATGCCGGTGCCGCCGATGATCCATCGGGGAACAAGCCAGCGCCAACACCATCACGAACGTTGGCAAATGAAGCCAGCAAGCTGCTCGATTCTGCGATCAATTCGGCGATTCGGCCGCGCAGCGGTGCGATGGCATATCCTTGGCCGCCTGCAGTGCTGCCCTGATAGTTCGGGCTGATTGACATAGATGTGTCGGATGCGATGTTGGTGATTTCATAGGTTCGGCCATCGGGCCCCAGAAATCCTTCACCGATCGATGCGTTGGCGATGAACGCCGTGCCACTGCCGGTAATGGTGGCGCTGCCGTTCGTGACGGTGACTGTGCCGGTGCGATACCAAGCCATGTAAAGACTCCCTTATGTGATCTGTTCGGTGCTGATGAGGGTGAACGTCTGGTTGAGGGCGTCCTCAAGGCTAACCGTCGAGGTGAGGCCATCAACCGAACGGCTGATGATGGTGGCGCGATAGCTGAATGTGCCCGTGCCGCTGGTGGTGTCGGTGAAGCTTGCAGCCTGGTTGATCTGGATCGTCGCGCTGCCCGGCTCTGATGGGCCGAAGCCATCAAAGCCCGTCGCTGTGCCGTTGAAGGTGTAATCGCCCACCGTTGCCCAGGTGCCGCTGTTGACGCTGCGCTCGACGCGGAGCACGGCCTGCACCGCTCCCGTGTAGACGAACGCATCGGTGATCTGAACATTGCGGAAATAGGTGTAGCCGATGCTCACCTGCTTGGACCCGCCATCGGTGACGAAAGGCCCGACGATTATCTGGGCGTTGCTGGCCAGCGACGTGCCGGTGCCACTGTTCTTGTAGAAGTTGCTGCCCAGGCGCAGACCATATTCGCCGTCGCCGGTCACATCGAGGAAGAACAGCGCGTCCGCCTCGTTGCAGGCGCTGATCGCGCGGCTCGGGCCGAACCACATCACGAACTGATTATCGACGCCGAACCCCGCCCCCATCACGAGCATGTTCGTGCCGTTGTTCATGATGATCTTGCCATTCTGCAGGCGCAGGCCATCAGCATCGGCGTCGAGGAAGGCGGTGCCTGTATCGGGATCGACCACCTTGAAGTTATCGACCACGAAGATTGCGTCGATGTCGTCGGAGGTGCCATTGAGAACGAAGCCGCCAACCCGACCATTCACATCGACCTTGGCACCCCAGCGCGCTTTCAGGCCGTTTATACTTTCGCCGAACGTGGTCAGCGTTGCACTCTGCGCGCCGACTGTGGTGTTCAGCGTTGTGATTTGGCCTGCTAATGCACCATCTGCGCTGGCTCGCGCCGTCGCCTCGCTGCTGATGGATGCTGTCAGCGTGGTCACGGCTGCGGACCGCGCAGCCGCCTCGGCATTGATCGCAGCGATGCGGGCACTTTCCTCTGCAGTAATCGCCGTGCCGCGCGCAGCCGCTTCCGCATTAATGGCGGCAATACGAGCGGCTTCCTCCTCGCCGATCTGGATGATTGCGCTGCCGATGTCGCTCTCGAGGCCGCTGATCAATGTCGCACGGGTGGTCGCTTCTTCACCGATGGCCGTGGCGCGGGCGGCCGCCTCATTGCTGATTGCCGTTGCCCGTGTGGTTGCTTCGGCGGCGATGGCACTCGTCCGCGCCGTGGCTTCTGCGCTGAGCGCACCGGTGAAACTGGCGTTGAGCGTGGTGATCGTGGACGCCAGCGATTCCACGGCGGTGACGCGCGCGATGCTTTCCTCAACGATGCTGGCCTCGTTGCCCGCCACCCGTGCCACCAGCGCCAGAATGCGGGTGGACAGCGCCTCGACCTCGCTCACGATCTGGGCGGTAATTTCCTGTCGCGCGCCCGCCACCGCGCCATTGACCTCGCGACGGTTGCGGTCGTTGTTCAGCAGAGAGCCGAGCAGGAGATCAGCAAGCTCGCTCGCCTCGCCCAGCAGAACCCGGGCCGCTGTCACTTGCTGGGCAAGCCCTGCCGCGATCAGGCCATCGCCATCAATGCGAGCCTGCGCTTCGTCGCTTACCGCCGCGGCACGGTTGCTGACCTCGGTGTCGAGTTCGGCGTTCAGCGTCGTGATCGACGATGCCAGCGCGGCGTCGCCATCGATGCGCGCCTGGTTGGCATCGTTGATGTTCGTCTGCAGTGTCCCAGCAGCCGTGGTCAGGCTGGCGCTGAGATCGGAGATATCCGACGCCAGCGCGCTGTCCGCATCGGTTCTGGCGCTCTGCTCAGTGGTAATCGAGGCTGTCAGAGTGGCGACATCACCCTCTCGGGCATCTATCTCGGCATCGAGTGCAGCGGTCAGCGCGCCAAGGCTCGTTGTCGTGCTCGCGCTCAGCGTTGTGATCTGGTTGGCAAGGGCGCTGTCGGCCGTCGCCCGCGTCAGGCTCTCGGTTGCGAGCGACGCCTCAGCAGCACCGACCCGCACCTGCAGCGCCAGCCGGAACGCTGCCTCTGCCATGTCGCCGTCGATGATGCGCGCAGTCAGTTCCTGCCGCGCCGCCGCGATGGCCGCGACCTGCTCGCGCTTCGTTCGGTCGCCCTGCAGCAACGCCCACAGATCCTGCTCGGCATTGGCCTCCTGCGCTTTCTCGACCAGACGGACCGCCGACACCGAACTGAGGATCGAGGCCGTGTCGCCGATTGCGGTCAGCACCGTCTCCGCATTGGTCACGCGCGTTGCCAGCGCGTCAAATGTGGTGGTGTCGACCTTGGAGGTGATCGTGCCCTCAAGCGCGTCGATCGCTTCCTCGGCGGTGGAGACCCGGCCCTGCACCAGGCTCAGTTCGGTGACCGTGGCGAGCGTGGTGACCGTTGCATTGAGGCCGTCGATATCGACCTCGGCGGCTCCAAGGCGCAGGAAGATGTCGGTCAGTTCGGCGATCTGGCTGGGATCAAAAGCCGCCAGCGCGATCTGCTCATTCACATAGCTGTTCGTGGCGCGAATGTTGATATTGGCTTCTGCCGCGTTCAGCCTGATTTCCGCCGTGCTGACCCGCTCACGCGTCTGCTCGATCGCATGAATGCGGACCTGGCCGGTGGCGGCGTCGACATAGAACCCGGCATCGGTGAATGTCGCGCGCGTCCGCGATGCCTCATCGAGCGCGACCGCGAGCGCAGTTGCCATTTGGTCGATATCATCTTCGGCGCGGCGAAACGCATCCTGGCTCACCGCATTGAGATCGGGCAAGCGAATCTGCCCCAGCGACACCGGCGCGACATCGGGCAACGGGCGATATTGCAGGCGACCCGCCGCAGTCAGTTCGATCTCGCTGTTCAGCAACTCGCCGGGGTCACGGACGTTTCCGGTGCTATCCCTGACATAGCCTGGGTAGGTGTCCCCAGGTACGTAGGTCTGTGGGTCGGGGATGACTGCGCCAGCGGTGGCGTCCGCCTCGTAAGGCCGCAGCGAGTCGAATAGCACTCCATCATCGAGCCGGATGCTTTCGGCGATCTCGCTTTCGCTGTGCCGACGGTTGTTGGCTTGGAATCCCACGCGCCTGCGATAATGGGGCGCATGAGCCCGTTCACGGCCGATGAACTGGCCCTGCAACACTTCTGCACCGCCGTTGTCGAACGTCCATGGCAGCAGGCGGATAACCCCTTCGGGTGCCGCAACCCAGATCAGCGAAGATCCCAGCGCCAGGCGATCGATCACCTGCGCGCCCGTGGTGTTTTCATCACCAACATGAATGCCGGCAGCAGCTGGGCGCAATGCATTGCCAGCCGTGCGGTTGGTGACCGCTGGGCCACTGAACCGCGCTGACACCGCATCGATTAGCGACGCCACAGCCATTGAACCACCGGTGCCTGGCGTACCGATAAAATCCGCCGTCAGCGGCCCGCTGGGCTGCGTCCACCACTTTGCGCACGCGATCGAGGGGGCAACGACGCCTCCGCCTTGGGCCGGAGAACTGGCTTGGAGCGCCGCGAAGGTGGCGGCGATGCTGCCCTGCCAGGCAAGGACGGTAAACGGTCCCGTGCGGCCCTTGTCCCGCAGAGCGGAGAAGCCGGACAGCGGAAACGCCGGGTCGCCGAACTCATAGATGCTGTTGGCAGGATCGAGCAGCCGCCCTTCGACGTTGAACACATAGCCCCAGCTGCGGCGCTTGGTGCGGCCTTCAGCCTCCTCGCCACCCTCAATCCCGCCATTGCCGGCGAAGCGCTTGTCGCACACCGGCTTGTCCAGGCGAGTCGACAGGTCGGCGATCGTGAGGGTAAAAACGCCATCAGCGATGGAGTCGCCTACAACGGTGCCGGTGAACAGGCGCGGGAAGGTCGCGGCGTCCTCCGGACCGGCGTCGATCGAGATCTCCGCATCCTTCCAGAAGTAGCCTGCCAGGCTCTCGAAAACTGCAGGCTCTGCCGGAGCGATCTGGATGCGGCTGGCTTGGGGAACGGTCTGGCCGGTAAAGCCGTCGCGGCCGAACCCGATTCGCGCAGCGAAACGAGGGGCGGACACGACTCCCGCCTTGTAATGCTGGTTATTCTCCTCGCGGAAATAGCTGCGCTCGACCGCGCCGCCTGCAAAACGCAGCGTCGCCAGCCCGGCGGTGGCCGGATCTCGGGGGCGCAGCTCGATCCACTGCACTTGGCCGGTTCGCGCGCTCATCTGAGGCTGACCTCACGCCCGATCGCGCCCAGATCGATGCTGGCGTTGCCGCCGCCGCTGATTTGCACGCCATCCAGTGATATCAGATTGCGGATGCCGGTATTGATCTGCGCCAGAATGTCGTTCTGCTCGTTGCTGAGCTGGTTGGCAGTGGCAAGCTGGCGGTTGGTTTCCGCAGCCGCCTCCTGGGTGCCGCGGATACGGTCATTCTCGATCTGGATGATGCGCTCGGCGCTGGCGATCGCCTGGGCGCGGTCAGATGCATATTCGTTGCCAGCGGTGCCATAGGCATCGCGCGAAAGCTGGATCAGTCGGCGGTTGAGGTCAGCCAGGCGATCGGCAGCACCGTCGATGCCCTTGGCCGCATCAGCCTCAGCCTTGCCGATTTCCTCGAGCAGCCGCTGCCGGCGTTCCGACAGCGTGCCTTCGGCCAGGTCGCCGAACACCAGGTCATTGAGCAGATCCTGCAGAGCGCCCACGCGGTCTTCCAGGATGCTCTCGATCAGCTTGGACCGTTCCTCGGCATTGATGCGCTCGATCTCGATGATGTCGAAGCCATAGTCGCGGGCGATCCGCAGGCGTTCGTCGGCCTGACGGTCGAAGTCGCGGACTTCCTTTCGGATCTTGCCACCAATGCCCTCGAGCAGATCCTCGACATCGCGGACCTTAAGCGCCTCCTTGATCGCGCGGTCGACGTCTGGATTGGAGTTGAGCGCTTTCTGTATTGCAGCCGACAGGCCCTTGATGGCTCCGTCGCTAAGAGCATCACGAAGCGCAAAGGCAACTGCGGCCTCTTCATCCTGACCGAAATCGATCGCGCCGCGCTTGGTCTTGGTGCGGCCTTTGCCGCTGGTATCAACGCGGAAATCCTTCCCTCGCTGGCCGATACTCACGGCAAAACTGCCGATTTCTGCGTCGAATTCCTGAGCAATCTGGCGCAGCTGTTCCTGGACGCCGCCGGCCAAACCGAGCGATGCCTGGATACGCTCCTGGCTGTTACCGCGAGAGGTCGCGTTCCCATCAACGCTGGTAATGGTTGCAGATCCGCGCTTGGTCGATTTGAGCAGCCCGGTGAAGATACCGAGCGGCCCTCCCTCAAACCCAAAGATGTCGCCGATGATTTTGTTGGCTTCACTCGCAATGGCAAAAGGACCGGATATCGCCGCCATCAATTCGGGACCGGCAACCGCGCCGACAGCGGCCCCGACTGCTTGCCCCGTCTTTCCGCCGCCGATGATATTGCCGATGACTGCCCTGCCAGCCATGGCGCCGCCGATAATGTCGCCTAAACCATTGAACAACTTGGTCCCGATGATGTCTTCGAGCGGCTTGAGGCCATTTTTGAAGCCCTCCGAGTACAGGCGTTTGATGAAATCGAAGGTGGTAGGATCGGCCCTCACAAGAACAGCGCGGTCATTAACTTTTTTGGCGACAGCTACGATCTCGCCCGTGATCGGATCGACCTTGCCCAACGTTCCGTCTCCCGTCGGAACTGAATTGGGCATGGTGCTGATCGTGCTAGGATTTGCAATCTTCTGCGCGGCCTGATTGATCTTGTCGGCCGCCTCATTCATCGCGTCGGCAAGCTTGTTGGCGACCGGCCCAGGCTTCGCCAGATCCTCGACCAGCTGTTCCGTCTGCGTTTTCAAGCTGGTGCGGCCTGAGGCAAAATCTTCGAGCTCGCGTAGTGCATCGCCGAACAGCTGCTCAGTCAGCAGGCGCCCCTGCAACTGCCTGAAGTTCTGGTCCATGGACTTCAGGAAGTCTTTGGGGCTTCCACCCGACAGAATATCTTCCAGCGCGGCACGCGTATCGTCGATCGAAGCGTTGTAGATCGATAGCTTGCGGCCGCGATCCTCGATCAGCCGGCCAAGCTCGCGCTCGGCCTCGACCTGCGCCAGGACACCGAGGCGCTGTTCTTCGGTCAGCTCACCGTTGCGCTCTTCGTACTGCTGGATACGTTGCAGGGCTTCCGCTTCGGATTCGCGCCCCTGCAGCACAAGCATCATCTGCTCGAGCTGGCGATCCCCGGCCTCCTCCATCTCGCGGAAAGGTCGCAGCAAAGAGTCCTCGACCGGACCGCGCGCCGCTTCGATCGCGGCGGTGAGCTCCTTCATCTTCTCCGGTTGACCGGCGAGGCGTTTTTCGACTTCGGCCTGGATGCTGTCCAGCTCGCGACTCGCCTTCGCCACCTGATCCACCAGGCGCGGCTGTTCGTCGAACTGTTCGGTGATCCGCCGAACGCGCTCTTCGGTGCTGGCGGTGAAATCCAGTAGCTGCGCAGCTTCTCGCGTAGCCCGGGCTGCGCCACCATCCCGTCGCGTGCGCCCAGCAGGCTTAGAGCGGTCTTTATCTGTGCGGAGTTCTTCAGCTAGCCGACCTGTACGGAGCGAGTCTTCTTCCAGATTAAGGCGGGCAAGCTCCTGGGCGTCGTTTGCCGCCTCTGCGCGAAGACGGGCAATTTCCCGCGCACGCTGGGCATTGGCGCTATCGCTGCGACCGATAGCAACCAGCGCATCTTCTATTTCCTTACCGCCTCTTGCGCCGTTGAGCGCGCGCACGAGGTCAGACGGGCCACTTCGGCGGATTGCAACGCGACCAGTTTCATTGCCGAACGTCCCGCCGAAGCTGACATCGCCAGGCATGCTGCCCCGAACAAGCGAGCGAATTTCACTGCCACGGGCCTGCTGCGCTGCCCTGATAGCATCGATCTCATCCAGGCGCTTCAACCGAGCATTGGCGATCAGCGCCTCGTTCTGGCGCAAAATTGCACCAGTGCCAAGGTCGAAGAATGTGGCCATGTCATCGACGCGCTTTGCGAGCTTTTCTGATGCTGCATTTGCCGCGTCAGCTGCATCGGCATTGTCGAGCAAGGACTGGATGAGAAACCCGCCGATGGTAACCGCACCAAAAACCGCCGCGCCATACGGCCCGGAGAGGAAGGTCATGAAGCGAGTGAACTTGCTCTGTGTGCCTTCCTGGGTATCGCCCATCATCGCAAAGGCGCTAGTCACCTGGCCACCCTGCTGGGCGAGGATCACCAGCGGATTGATGCCCAGCGCAAACTGCTGGAATACGTCCTGAACCTGAAAACCCAGCTGCTGATAGGCTGCGCGCTGGCGGCCTGCAGCGGCAGTATTGGCGACCTTGGCGCGCGTAGCTTCGTCCTGGGCGGCAGCCTCGCCGCGCACGGCCTGCGCCGCCTCGCGCTGGGCGGTCGACATGGTGTTGGTCGCAGTGGTCAGCGCGGACGCGCCAGTTGCGGCCTCACGGTTGGCATCGCCGACCTGCTTTACCGCATCGGCCGCCTGGCGCAGATCGGCCTGCGCGCTGCCTTTGTCGACCTCGATCCTGGCACGAACGACAAGCGTCATCGCGCGGCCTTTCTTGCGATCTGGTCGAGGGCGGCTTGCTCCATCATGCGCAGATCGAGGAACCGGGCAGGGCTCAGCTCGATCGCCAGCATCTGCGCAGTCGGCGGGATCACGCCATAATCAAGGCCCAAGCACATGCCGGTCATCGCGTGCCGCCGCCATTGTGTGCCGAGCGCGAGGAAGAGCTGCGCGGTGTCCGCTTCATCTGGCAGGAGCTGGATTTCATCGGTCTCTTCCTTGCGCTTCATCCAGGCGGGCAATTTCGCGCCCGCTGTTGCGGCGTCATCCGCCAGTACCGCGCCGCCGCGACCCCCTGCCCATCGGGCCGCCAGCGCCTTCAGTTTCCCGTCCGGGTCGCCTTTTCGCCCAGCGAGCAGCTGCGATAGGCCTCGAGTACAGCCATGAACGCGCCCGGCACCTTCATGACCTGGACAAGGTTGCTGCGGTTGAAGGCGAGAGTGCCTCGCCCGCCGCCGATGTCGTCATGGTCGCTCTCGACATCCTTCCAGTCAGTGGCGAGCTGCTCTACGAACTCGGCGTAGGATTCGGACAGCGGCTTTTCGCCAGCATCGCTTGGGCCAATCGCGGGTGCGTTGGCGAGAAGATCGCGGTTGCCATCGACATCACGGACACGGAACCGGAGGCTGAAGCCCTGCTCCTCGACGTTGCCGTCATCCGTCGGCACGGCCACATTGACCGGCCACCAGACCAGACGCTCCTTCACTACTTTGAACATGACCATTCTCCTGATAGATGGCGTTTGATCGGCTGCCTGAATGCTCGTATCCTCGACCCGTGCGAGCATTCAGGTCAGCCGGTTACTTCGCGATAATGACCAAGTCGTCGGCGCCACCATCGGTGGTGAACAGCAGATCCATGCTGAACATCAGCAGATCGTCTTCGGCGGACTCGGTGATGTTGGTGACCTGGACCTTGGTGGCGCTCAGCTCGAGGATGTTGCCGGCAACGGTCCCGTGGGTCAGTGTGATCGGGATCAGCGCGCCGTTGTCGAGCGTTGCCAGATAATCCTTCGTTGCCGAAGACGGTGCCTCGATCATGAGGCGTCCTGTCACGTTGTGGTTGCCGCGCCGCACATAGCGCGCGCCGATCAGGTTGCGCAGGTTGATGGCAACGCCGGCATCGATCGTCAGCGAACGGGTCACAGCGGCGAACCCATCAAGCAACAGGATGGTGTTGGCGTTGTTGACCTCGAGCGGCTCCTGCCAGTCGGTGAAATCAGCTCCGGTCGGCGTTGCAACGATGCGCGGGCTTGCGGCAGGGACGAGGCCGGTGAACTGCAGGCTGGCAAACGGTACCTGGCCCGCCGTAAAATCAAGCGAATAGGTGCCGCGCGCGCCGATCATCTTGCGCTGCTGGTTATCGACCCAACTGTATTCGCTGAGCGATCCTGGCGCAGCACCAGCTGCGGCGAACTTCTGGGTGGCCGAGGTGGTAGCAATGATCGTCGGCGCAGCCATGCCGCATGCGGCAAGCAGCTTCATCCAGGGGGCTTCGGTGCCAGCGGTGCCGGAGCCGGCCAGCTCCACCTCATAGGATGAGCGCATGCGCTTGTTGGTCGGCTTCCCCTTCGTCGCACCATAGGCACGGTTGTCCAGGTTGCGCTGCAGCTGATCGACCTCGAGCGGAACGATTGAATAGTTGCGCGTCATGATCGCATCGTCGGCAAGCGTCGGGATGCTGTCGGTGCTGTATACGCTTTCGGGCTTGGCCGCGACGACGCGCCGGACATCAACCATAGATCTTCTCCATCACTTCGGCGGCACGATCGCCGTCGCGGAAATCCCATTCACCCGGATCGAGCGCAGGATCAGAAACCTCCAACCTGGCCAGAACCGCCGCTCGCGCCGGACCGTTGACAGGCAGGCCGAACCGGTCCAGTTCCAGGCCATATGCATTGCGGACTGGGTCTTTGGTGGGGGTGAGCCCGCTTACCGGCTGTGCGGCTTCGGGCACGCCGTCATCGGCTTTCTTGATTCCTTCATCGGCGGCGGTCGCCGAGGGCGCAGGCTTTGCGGTAGCATCGGCAATGGGCGCAACGGCATCAGCAGCGGCCTTTCTGGTCGGCTTCATCAGATTTTCCTTTCGGTGCGGGATGTTCGGAACTGGACCGCCCAGGCGATGACCTGGCCGTCGGAGACCAGCAGCGCGCCGCCGTCGTAATGGCACTCGCCATTGGCCTCGGGATGTTGCCAGCCCAACAGCGCGCGGGTGATCGCATCGACATGGGTTTTCAGATCTTCGCGGACCTTGTCCTGGTTGCGAGCCTGGGCCGAGAGAACGACAACGACCTGGAAACGGACATCGACCCGCTGGTGGATCGTGCTCGTCCGCTCGTTCTGACTGGCGGTCTCTCGGGTCGGGATGACATACCAGGCGGGCAACGCAGTTGGGGCGCTGCGCAGCGAGGCGAACTCGATAGCGCCGTCGACATGCTTGGCCAGGCGCAATAGCTTGAGCTGGTCGGCGATGGGCTGCAGCGCGATCATTGCGCGCCACCTGCATCGGCGTTGAAGGCCTGTTGCAGATGCTCGGTCAGGATCTGGACAGCATTGGCCTGGTCGCCGTCGGACGCGCCGATAAACTGGCGCTTGGGGATCACGATCTGAGCGAAAACCCCAAAGGGAGTCCGCAGTGCGCGACCGGACTTTGGCCGGATGGTCGCTCCCTCGTTGTGCACGTGCGCATAGATTGCGGGGCCACCGGTCGCCTGGACGCCAACCTCTGCGAAATCCGGACCGGACTCGTTGTCGAGCTGGTTGCGCAGATCGCCGCGATCAACGAGCAGAGGTTTGGTGTTTTCAGTGTCGCGGCGAGGCTTCCAGGGCACACCCAGCGGATCAACCTGTTGATTGAACCGGCTGCGGGTAGACTCCAGCCAGTCGACCGAGATCTCGGCCATCGGCGCGCTGAGATCACCGACGGCGTCGATCGCGCGCTGCAGCGCCGGGGTGAGCTGGTCGAACAGGTTGATGGAGACGCTGCTCATCGCACATAGCCCTTCAGGCGATCGGGATACACGGGCCTGCCGGGGGCGATCAGAACAGGGTCGGCGCTGGTCGAAGGAGCCATGGCAATGCCCAGCTTGATCTTGCCGCTGCCGATTGCCTCGAGATTGCGCATCGCGATCTTCTGGGCGTCCTCGACGTTCTTTGGCAGCTCGCGGCGATACAGGCGGGCATGGGCGATGTCGGCGATCGCCATTTCCACGAGCTGCGGCGCGCTGCCGAGCGGAAGGGTGTAGCGGTCGGCCAGATAGGCTTCTGCCTGGGCCTGGGCATCTGCCAGCGCACCGATCAGCATCTTGCGATCGATGCGCCCGTCACCTGCATCGGTGAGCAGGATGATCTCTTCCAGGCCGAACCGGTCGACAAAGGCCTCGATCGACAGCATCGGCGCGCCGCCGCCCGGCATTGTCCAGCTGCCATCCAACACGACGAGTTCGATCTGGGTGTCGCGATCGCCGGCAATGGTGCTGATCAGGGCCGTGATCAGATACAGCTCGCCATCGGTGCCGCCGCCGATCGTCAGGCTGGCGCGATCATTGGCGATCGCGTCGTCCAGTTCGACTGCGGCCGATCCGCTGACCAGGCCACGCGCCTCGCTGGAGACGCTGACGATCGCCAGAGCAGGCCCCAGATCCTCGACCAGCGTTTCCTGCGGGCTCTTGAGGCGGCGGATTACCGACATCAGCTGGCCTTTGCGGTTTCAGCCATGACGATAAAGGCGGCGACCTGGTCGGCGTCGTCGCGATCAACGGTGAGGGCCAGCAGCTGCTGGATCTCGGCTTTCTTGGCTACGGAGCCCAGATCGACCTGAGCTGCAGCGGCGAACGCCTTTAGCTGCTTCAGGTTGAGGGAGCCTAGGGCAGCCTCGATCGGATCAGAGCCGTCCGTGGCCACAGCATCGTCGGGCGCAGGCTCGAGCACGCCAAGATCGACGAGCTCGCGCGCCTCGTCTTCATCCATGGGAATGACGGAGCCGGGCATATCTTCGCTGTTGGGTTCGCGGCCCAGCAGGCGGGTCATGACGGTATAAAGCGGCATAGGTACCTCCGGAGAAATCAGGGATAGAAACGTGGGGGGCGGGACGGGGGGTGTTGCCCCGCCCCTCACGCCAGGCTGCACCAAAGGATCAGAATGCGGCCTGGAACAGATAACCGGCGTCGGCGCCGACCAGCTCTGCCGAAAACTCGTCGAGCACGGCATTCTTCCAGCTGCGGATGTCACCATCCCACTCGACAGCCTCGACCAGCGGGTGGTTGGCGAGCTGATAGGTGTAGCCGTAGCTGGGCAGCGGCATGGCGCGCATTCCCTCGGGCGGAACCCATGCGAGGATCGCGTCAGCGCCCCAGACATCGACAGTGGTGCTGTCGTCGGTGTCGTAGATCGCATCGCCGACCACGACGTTCTGGATGTCGAAGTACGACTGCAGCATCGGTACGCTGACGGCGGAGGCGTTGGTGTACTTGAAGTGATCCTTGATCTTCGGGTGCTTCTGCAGCGCGCTGTATCCCTTGCCGGGAAGCACGAGCGTATTGGGACGACGACCGATACGACCGCGGATCACTTCCTTGGAATCCGAAACCTGGACCAGCGGATCACTGTCCGGATCGGACCATTTGTTGTCGCCGGTCAGCGCGATCTTGTTGGACGAGGCATAGCTGGCAGCGTTGCGGGCCACGCTCGCCTGCTGGATTTCCTTTTCCAGCGCGATCACCGCCAGCACAGTGTCAACGCCGACCTGCTGCATGTTGATGCCGGGGATTGCACCGGCCTCTTCCTGGTGCTCGATCGGCACGACACTGGCCAGCGCCTCCTGGTGGAGGTTGACCGCCTTGCCTTCGAAGCCGAATTCGAGTCGGGCGATCTGCGAACCAGGCGCGCGGCGCGTGCGGCGACGGCGGAAGCTGTCGCGGTTGAACTCGATCCGCTTTGCCGCTCGCGTCGGCATGGTCACCGTGGGGAAAAGGAAGCGACCGATCATCTCGGCGTTGCTGTAGCCGCGAGCGTGATTGGTCAGGATAGGATCGACAACGCGCGCCTGGGCAGCGTTCATCTGTTGGCCGACAGTCATGAAATGGGTCTCCGATAAGTTGGAATTGCGCCTGATGTGAAAGGGTCAGCAGGCAGGCAGCGCGCGCCTGCCCGCTGGGTTTCGGGGATTACGGGGTGAGCAGCATCTCGATAATCTTGCCGTCACCGGACGCCGCCTCGATCGCGTAGCCGAGGATCTCTCCGGTGCCGCCCTGGGCGATAGCCTTGCCGTTGGCATCGGACTTGATCGGACCGCCGACCGCGACAGCGCCGCCAGCCTCGACCTTGGTGGTGCCAACGACATTGACGGCTACGGCATCGCCAGTGGCGGCGGCATATTGGGTGACGCCCGCCGCCTTTGCGCCCGCGCCGCAGACGGCACCTGCAAAGGTGGTGAAGCGATTGGCGGAAAGCGCGGCGGCTGCAATGAGCGACAGCGTCAGGATCGGGGTACTCTGCATCGGTGTTTCCTTGCGTTTGAAACGGGGTTGAAAGCGGGATGCGCGCCGGTCGTGGCACGCGGCCGATCAGCCTTCGGCCTGGCGAACGGCATCCATCCAGGGCAGGTCCGGCTTCTCCGCCTGGATCGCCTTGGCGCGCGCGAAGAGATCGGCCTTGCCGGGATCGACCGAATAGCCCGGAGGGGCAGCGAAATTGGCAACCTTGACCTTGGGGTCGCCGCCCTTGGGTGCCAGCTCGGCAAAGCTGACCAGGGGAACCGCGCCGCCGAGAAGCTTCTTGAGCGCGGCGGCAGGCGGCATCTTGTCGGCTTCGGCCTCGCCAAAGCTCACCGGCTCAACCGTCTCGCCCAGCTGATCGAGCACACCGACCAGCAGGCCCTTGCCGGCAGGGGCGAGTGTACCCTTCGACACCATGTCTTCGGCAAAGCTGACGTGCTCAGTATGGCGGGCATCGCGCGCCGCCTTCATGGCCGCTTCCTCGCGGGCCACTGCAGCTGCTTCACGGGCCTTTACGGAGGCTTCGCGCTCATCCAGTGCGCGCAGGCGCTCGGCGAAATCGGCGGTTTTGTCTTCGGTCTTGGTCGTCACGGTGGACTTCTCCTGGCTTGGTTCGTGTTCGGGGGCGGCGTGCAGGGCAAAGCTGACTAGGCCGGCGCTATCGCCTTCGGCGAGCGAGACGGTGCCAAGGCCCTTGAGCGCAGGCGCGGCGGCACCCAGGAAGCCGATATGCTTCAGGTACCAGCTGCCAGGCTTGGGATTGCCGTGATGGGTGGGCGGGTAGAACGAGGCGCTGACCTTGCGGTAACGGCCTGCGTTGACGGTCTCGGCAAAGCCGGGTTCGACCTGGTCAACATCGGCGATCAGTTCGTCGCCTTCCAGGCGCAGGCCGGTGGCCCAGCCATAGGCGGGATGGTCAATTGCGGGATGGCCGATCACCAGCGGCGCGGGATCGCCTGCCGGGTCATAGGCAGCTGCAGCCTGCACCAGGTCGTCACGCGAGAAGCTGTGACGACTGCCATCGACAGACGTAAAGCTGCCCGGCTTGAAGATGCGGATGGTGCCCGCGCTGCTGCTGAAGGAAATTGCCTGATCCATGGACCACGGCATAAGCGCGAGAATTGAGGGCTGTCTGGGTAAGCTGGCTTACCCCCCCCGAAACATCGGGCGCAGCTATCGTCTGGCCCGGATCAGGCGAAAAGGCAAGCAGGTTGCTCGGGCAAATCTCTCCTGGTCAGAAACCACAGGAGACGAAAAATGGCTTTTGACACCATAGCTTACGTCGGACCGGTCAAGTCCGGGGTCACGCTGCCGATCGACGGCGTGAAGATCTATGCCCGCCAGCTCACCAGCAGGAAAGGCGTGGTAGTCCGCTACATCAACATGCAGATCGGGGCAGGCTTGGCGAAGAAGCTGGCCATGCACCGCGATACCCATCCGATGAATATCCAGCTCGGGCGCGACAATGACGCTGGCAAGATCGCGCTTTCGCTAGAAATGCAGGGTGGCTTCGTTGCGCGCAAGAACAAAGCAGGCGCCTACACCGTCACCGTCAATGCAGCCAGCGCGGCAGGCAAGTTCGCGCTGCAGTTCGACGCGTTTAGCCGCGACAATGTTGAAGTCCTGAAGATGCAGAGCGGCGCACACTTTTGCGCGTTCCTAGCGACCGCCAGTATGCTGGCGGCGGAGTAAAAAAGAAGGGCCGCCTTTCGGCGACCCTCCCTCATCAATCGAAGCGGCCCACTAGTCGCGCCGAATGCGTTCCCGCTCGGTGGTATCTGGGTTGCGCTTTGCATGGCGCTCCGTGACAAATTGCCCAGACTTGGAGTCGCGGTGGACTGTCTGGCGAGGCGGTGTCTTTTTACTCATTTCGACTTCTCCTAGGCGAAAGAACGAACCCTTGGTGCTTGATGCCCCCGGCCCCCTGGGGGGCCGGGGTGATCAAATCAGTCGTCAATCACGATGGGAAACGCGCGCTTGCCCACAGACTTTGCGTACAAGCGATTGCCATTCTTTAACGTGATATATGGACGGTAAATGATCCGCTTGCCCGGAGGCGGTACCAAGGAAGTCATTCAAAAATGCCTTGTTTTGTGTGGTCCAAAACAAGTTGCCCCAGCCTGGAAACGTGCTTATGTTGCACGCGCTAACTTCTGGTCAGGACAAACCCTTTGCAGGGACCACGTTCTGCGCAGGATATCTAGGGGGTGCGGCTCATGCCATGCCCCCTTTTTTTCGGTAATCTACGGAATTTGTGGCCCAAGCTTTTGGCGCGGGCGTTCGCTGCACGGTAGCCGACCCCAAACTTTACCATGGCCTCTTCGACCGTGGCGCACTTTCTGAAGCCTGCTTCTGGCATCAGGAAGCAGGCCGCAAACTGGTTGGCTTGCCATTCTGGGTCAGTTGTCTCGTCGGCTTGCTTGGTTCTGGCGTAGTGGACGCTATCGCCAGAGTGCATGAAGAGGTGACCAAGCTCATGCGCAGCAGTAAACCTGGCGTGTGTGCAAGAGTTCCGCAGCCGGTTGTATACCTGTTCCGGCAAGCGGATTATTGGCCTAGTGAGATCGGTCAGTCCTTCGTAACCCTGGAGCTCAGCATCCGGCAATATCTCGAGCTGAAAATCATCGAGTATCGCGTCAATGCCGAACTCCAGTAGTGGAATCAAGGCAACCCGATCGTCATCGCCTAGGCCGAAGATGACCCGAACCGCCCGGCTGAGCGCATCGATATTTTGTCTGGACCGTCGCCGGACGTGTTTAAACGGGTCATCCATTCATTTATCCTTCAAAACCTCGAACAGTGCTTTCTTTTCACCGTCGCTCAGCCTGGCAAAGCTATTTGCAAAAGTGCTGGCAAGCTTTCTGTCAAACTCTGCCGCATTTACCGCCAATTTAATTTCGACTTTGGGCTGAGAGATCGCAGCCGCAGCTAAGATATCTGACCTCTCCTGCTCATTCAGCTGAAGCACATCCGCTATGCGGTCTACCATCCCGTCAGGAATTCTCTTGGTCCCAGTCTCGACTTGACTGAGAAAGGATACCGAAACAGAAATTTTATCAGCTAGATCTCCTAGAATTAGATTGCGCGCCTTGCGGTGAGCCTTCAGTTTATTGCCAAATGGGGTCACGACCATCTCCTTAGCTCGAGTTGTGCGCCCCCGAAGGTATTTTTCAGCTCCACTTTTTATCCCCTTCAGTGTGGTAACGCTTTTTTAACCGAAATCGGTTCAAAATGCAATGGGGATTGATGGGCCGCTTCTCAGCTTGCCGACCGCTTGAAACGTTCCATCTCTTGCGGCGCCTGAAACTGCCTACCGCTCGCTTCAATGATCCAACAGCTAGTGTGATGACTGACCACGGTATCCAATGACCCGCATGCCGGCTGCCTGTAGACTATGTGAACCCTGGCACCTGAGTCGCGCAAGCGAAACCCGTTCCGGTTTCGTTTCTGGTGGATAACTTTTCGCAGAGCGTTCTCTGCCTCGGGATTGCTTCCTCCGTAGATGACGCAACCGAATGCCCAGAATTCCCGCTGGGCAACGTGTCCATGGGTATCGCTAAGATTTTAGGTGGTTGGGGTGCGGACCGGAGGGTGACGGCGCTGTATGGGCCTTAAATCGGCTTCACATTGAAACGAGGCCAGGCTCGATAACATTGGGCCACAGAGCTGCGAAATTTCGATCGAACCCTGTCGGTATGAGCGATCGCCATTCATCGGGAAGGTGTTGGGTAACCGTCCACCCCTTCTGTCGCATGATGCGCTCCGTGACCTGACCCACCATCCCGACATGCCAGACATGGTTCGGTGGAAAACAGGCGCCCCAAAACTCATGGTCAATGGGCAGGAGCACGCCATGGAGCTTTGCCACGCCCGTCTGAGCGGACAAATGGTCGTCCGCCATCAACCGGAGCATAGGGAACTGTTCTGCCTGTCGCTGATACTTCCGCCAGCGACTGGCCGCTAACCACAATCTGTTGGCTGTCGCAGCCAGGTAGCCAATCGGACCAGCCCGATGATTCTTCGAGAACGCATATTCGACGCTGGCTACGACCGCGGGGTCATTGAACTCCACGCCATAGAAGCGTGCGAAGCGCCAAGTTAGTGCGGCTCGAAGGCTGGGAAGCTGGCCAGAAGGAGCTGGCGGGATTACGATCTCCATCCACTCTTCCGGCATTGTGAAAGCTTCACAGGACTCGCTCCATTCCTGCGGATCGCGGCTGTAGAACAGCCACATGAAGGCTATGAACCATTCATTGATCGTGGTTTTGGCGTAATCGCGGTCCCGTACGGCGACAAGTGCAGGATCATAGCCGCCTTCCCAGAGCAGCCGCCGATTTGCCAGAGCCGCGCGCCAGTCGTCGGGGAGATCGTCTAGCGACCCAGGGAAGATCATAGCATCTTGCCGGTCCAGACAACACGGCCAATTACCTGGAACGCATCGCGGTCGGCTCTGTCCTTCAGGTTGATGACAAACACTTCATGCGAGGGATTGTCGCTTATTGCTAGGACGCGGCTCGACTGAAACTGAAGCCTCTTGATGTATACCTGGTCATGAAGCCGAAGGGCAAAAATGCCAGGTCCGCTGGTCCGATCCAGATCAATGATGACCCATTCACCATCCGCGATCGTCGGGTGCATGCTGTCCCCGGCGACCCTGACCATACGCAAATTGTCGATCTTCCCGAATTGCTGGCGCAGCCAGGATAACGGAAACATCGCTCTCTGATCTGATTCCCCAGCCAGGATGATCTCAGCTCCGCCGCCAGCTGAAAATGAAACATCATGAATTGGAATGCCGCCTTCTGGGGCCGGCAGTGATCCATCAAGGCTAAACACCTTCTCCAAGGGCACGCCAAGGCCATCAGCAAGTCGTAGCAGTTTGCCAATCGTGATCGGAGAATTGCCGCTCACCATACGCTGAACCGTAGGCACCGAGACGTCCATTAGCCCCGCAATTTCAGCCTGAGACCGGGAACTCAGCATATCTCGCAGTTTTGCGCTCAACGATGCAGGCAGCGCCTCACGCCGACCATCATCGTTTTTAGACTTGACATCATTTTTGATGGCCATCATACCGCTTTCAACTTCAATAACGCTATCAAGGCATCAACAGTGATGGATTGGCATCCCGAGGAAATCAAAGCTGCTGTGCGCGCCAAAGGCGTCACGCTTGCCAGCCTCGGCCAGCGAGCTGGGATCAGCCGACAGACCATGTCGCTGGCCCTCGACCGCCCACACAAAGGTGCCGAAGCGGTCATTGCCGCATTCCTACAGACGCCTGCCCATCAAATCTGGCCATCACGCTATCACTCCAACGGTGCCCGGAAGCGTCCCCAGCCGAGCACAAACTACGCGCGCGCCCGTCGATTCCACTCTGCCGAGTGCGCAGCATGATGGTGCCTTATCACAGTGCGTACCGCAATCGCACCGTTTTTGTTCCATCTCGGAATGAAACACCCTTCTTTTTTTGGGGGTTCGCGTGAAGCTGCAAACTCACCTCACTGCGCAGCAGATTGCAGACCTCAAATTAGAGGGCTTGCCGCGTTCCGCTTATCGCGTCCGCGAGCGTGCCCTAGCCGAAAACTGGGACTGCGTTGAGCGGCCTGACACCCTCGGCGGACGGCATTTCTCCGTAGCGTCACTGCCAGACGCTGCGCGCGCCGATTTGTTAGCCCGTCAAGCTAGCAAGCGTGCCGGCACACCACGAGCTGCTAACGAGAACCGGAGAGGGCGCGGGCGCCCCAGTTGGTGGGATGAGCACACAGCAGTAGCAGAAGCGGTTGAGGCCTATCTTGCCCAGCGCAAGGTCTCGTCGACCATCATCATGGATCTGCTGCGCGACGAGTTCGACGATCTGCCGACGGGGCGGACGCTGCGCCGGTTCATCAAGGAATTCGAAGAGCGCCAGGCCGCGCTGTTGGCGTCGTTCCGTAACCCCGATCAGTACAAGGGCAAGTACCGCGTTGCGCTGGGCCGGATGGATGGCTCGGTCGACGCCGTCCACCAGATATGGGAGATTGACACCACCCCTGCTGACGTGATGACCGTCGAAGGCCGAAAGGCTGTCCTCGGCCTGATCGATCGCTACTCGCGACGGGTTCGCTTCCTGGTGTGCGAGTCGGAAAGCGCACAGAGCGTCCGGCAGCTGCTGATCGGCACGATCCGCGCCTGGGGCGTGATGCCCCAGACCATCATCACCGACCAGGGCAGTGGCTTCATCAACCGCTCGATCGTAAGCGCGCTCGAGATCCTGGGCATCGAGCACCGCCCGTGCCCGCCCGGTAGCCCGGAGCGCAAACCGTTCATCGAACGAGTCTTCGGCACGTTCACCCGCCAGCGCGCGGAGATCTTCCCCGGCTACCTCGGCCACAACGTTGCCGAGGCGCAGGCGCTGCGCGCGCGCGCCCGCAAGGAAACCGGCAGGCCAGTAATTGAGGCCAGCATGACAGCCGTGGAGCTGCAGGCCGCAATCAACGCCTGGACCGATGGCGTCTACCACCTTTCCGTTCACAGCTCGCTCAAGTGCTCCCCCATGGCGAAGTGGCAGAGCTCGCCGCGATCGGCGGCAGCTGCGCCCGGCGAGGATGTCCTGCTGATCGCTCTTTCCGCACTGGTCGGACCGCGCACGGTCGGCAAGCGTGGCATCATGTGGAAGGGTGGCCGTTACTGGTGCGCGCCGCTTGCCGAATACATCGGACGCAGCGTCATGGTCCGCCGCGACGAGGACGACCTGGGCGCGCTGTTCATCTTCACGGACGACGGCCGCTTCATCGACACGGCGGTCAATGCCGAGCGGTCAGGTCTCAGCGAGGAAGCCTTCGCGCGCCAAGCGCGGCGGCACCAAGAAGAGCACATGAAGACGCAGCGCGCCGAGCTGCGCAGCCGCATGAAGCGCTATAGCTTTGAGCACGCCGCTCAGGCTGTCATGCGCGCGGACGCAGAAGCTGCAGGCAAGGTCACGTCCCTGCCGATCGCAACCCATCACCACACCAACCCCGCGATCGACAGTATCGCCAATGCTCCGGATCCGCAGATCCCCAGCCCCGAGCGTGTCCAGCAGGCAATCGACTCCACAGCGCCCAAGCTCGCCACCCTGACGCCAGCCCAGAAGATGGCGCAGACAGACTCCATCCTGGCGGCAGCGGCACGCGGCGAGCAGGTGGGTGCCGAAGCTCTGCGCGTCGCCCAGGCGTATGCCGCTTCTACCGAGTACCGCGCCGAGAAGGTGATGAGCGCATATTTCGCTCCGCCGCCGCCGCGCGACCCCAATCCCACCGACATCCACAACGCCGACCCCGGACGCATGTCCGGGCAGGCCAGCTGATATCCAACGAAGGAGCCAAGCGATGAACCAGAGCACATTGTTCCAGATGCCAACAGGTGGGGCGCGCGCAACCGCGCCACGCCCCGCTGCAGAGCTTTCAGGGCTAGGCCAGGCGCAACTCACCAACATGGGCTTGGCACTCCGGACCCTGATGGATTGCATGGACGCCGGTAGCCAGTCGCCGCGCCTTGGGGTGCTGTACGGATATTCGGGGTACGGCAAATCGGTGGGCGCGGCCTTTGCCGCCGCTCGGACCAACGCCGCCTATGTTTGCGCGCGCTCGGTCTGGAGCCAGCGTACCTTGCTGGAGCAGATCGCCCAGGCCCTCGGCATCGTGAAGCTGGCGAAGACCGCGCCTGCGATCCTCGAGCAGATCATCGATCAGCTGACCTATTTCGCTCGACCTCTCGTGATCGATGAAATGGACTTCCTGGTGAAGCGCCAGTCGGTCGAGATTATCCGCGACATCCACGATGCCACCTCGATCGCCATCATGATGATCGGCGAAGAGGCGCTCCCGGCCAAGCTCAAGGAATGGGAGCGGTTCGACAACCGCATCCGCATCGCCACCGCCGCCCAGCCCGCCAGTGACGAAGACACCCTGAAGCTGCGCGACCATTACTGCCTGCGCGTCCGCATCGCCGACGATCTGGCGCTTCGGTTCAAACAGGCCTGCAAGGGCTGCACCCGCCGCATCGTGAACAACCTGATGGAAGCGCAGACGATCGCTCTGGCATCCGGGCGCGATCAGATCGACCTCGCATGGTGGGGTTCTAAGCCGATCATGACCGGAGATCTGCAAACGCGTCGGTTTCAGGGGTGAAAACGATGAACTTCGTCACGCCCCGCGCGCTCACCGCCGCTCGCCCGCCCGCCCCGGAAAACTGCATCTGGAGCCATCTGCGCCACGCAGGTGAGCCACTGTCCATCTCTGACATCGTCCGCCGCACAGGTGCCGACCCGGTGGTGGTCACCCGCTGGCTGCGGCGTTGGAAGGACGCCGGCTTGGTGGTGGCGGTGGGGCGTCAATGCCTCCTCAAACTCAGCGAGATTGCCATGCGCCATATCACCCCACCTGCAAACGTCGCGGTCAGGAAGCTCGACCGTCGGTTCACGCCCGCATCGATGCGGCAGCGGATCTGGACCGCGATCCGGGTGCTGAAGGTGTTTGACTTGCCGATGCTCCTGATCGCCGCGGAATCGGCCAAGAGCAACACCATGGAATATCTCAACAACCTGGTGCGCGCAGGCTTCTTGGAGCGGATCGACCATCCTGGTGATGAGCACCGCAAATATCGGATCATCCTCGATACGGGGCCGCACCATCCCTCGATCACCCGCGTGGTGATCGAGAACCGGCCATACAACCGCCTCATCGACCCGAACAGCGGCGCGCAGGTTCACCTGCCGTTGGAAGCGCGCACGCGCGCCGCCCGCGCCCCTTTTTTTGACCGGGAGCGTTAACCATGTCTGTTAAGAACTCCCTCACCAATATGGACCGCGCCACAGTTGCATGGGGCCAGGACATGCCCGCATGGGTCCGGTTGCTGGCAGGCGCTGCAGACTCCACCAATCAGCGCCAGGCAGCCGAGAAAATAGGCCGCAACGCCAGCTACGTCAGCCGGATCATCAACCGTGATTATGCCGGCAGCTACGAAGAGGCCGAGCGCTTGGTGCGCGCTGCATGGGGAAACGAAGATGTCGTCTGCCCGGTCTGGCACGAGTCCATCCCACTTCGCAGCTGCATGAATCTGCGCCGTCGCAAGGGATTGCCCCGCAACCTGGCCGAGCAGCTTTACTACAAGGCCTGCCCCAGCTGCCCGAACAACACCGACGTCGCAACCGACGGACAGGCGACGGAGGCAGCGTCATGCGCCGCATAAGTGCCTGCCTGCAAGCAGCAGGTGTGACCTGGGCGCATCTCGCCCGCGATGTCGCGCTGATCGGCGCGGCGATCGTGCTGGGCACCGCCATCATCCTCGCAACCGCACCAGCAGGAGCAGGCTCATGACAGTCTGCACCGACTATCGCGCCATCCAGAGCGAGCGAGGCTACCTCGTTCTCTATCGCAGCACCGGCGACAACGTCTGCCCCGGCTGCGGTGGCCGCCAATGGGATGTCGGTCGCGTCATGGCGGAATGCGCCCTGTGCAGCACGGCGATCCCGCTGGTCTCGCCCGACATTCCCACCCCCACCGATTTTGAGCCTGAAAGGAACTGACCATGGCTGCTGCCCGCCGCAAGGCACCGACACAAGTCGCCCCGCAAACCATCCAGGAAGCCACCGCCACGATCGACAAGTACATGGCGATGCAGTCCACCGTCGACCAGCTGAAGGCCGATGCCGATGCATCGATCCAGCAGATCGAGGGCGCGCGCGATGCCATGGTAGCACCGCTCGAGCAGGCCCAGAAGGAACTGTTCAAGCAGCTGCGCGCCTGGTGGGCTGTCGCCAAGGATCAGCTGACCGAGGGCAAACGCAAGTCGATCGAGCTGGCAGGCGCGATCATCGGCGAGCGGACCAACACTCCGTCGCTCAAGCTACCGAAGGGCTTGAAGCAGGACGATTTCATCGAGAAGATCCGCGCAGCTCTGGAGGCGGCGGACGCTGCGCCCTACATCCGAACCAAACTCGAGCTCGACAAGCAGGCGATCATCAAGACCCTTCGCAAGGGCGAGGATGATCCGAAGGCCAAGCAACTCGCTGACCTCGGCGCGGGCATTTCCCAGGCCAACCAGTTCTTCATCGATCGCGCCGGCAAGCGCGAAGCCGATCCCGAGCTGGTCGATGTCGAGGGAGACGCAGCATGAAGGGCGTCACTGTCAGCGTTGCCTGCCGTTTCATGGCTGTTGGCGTTTGTTCTGGTCCTGCGGCCACCATCCAGGATGCCAATGGCGATGCAGTAGGGCGCGCAGCAGGTGTTGCGACCGAGTTCGTCAATGGCGTTCCGCTTATCATCGTGACGCTTGTTGAGGATGGCCGACAGACCACGATGGCGATGGATTTGGACCAGTCCAATCACTTCTGCGACATGCTGGCCGATGCCGTCTATTGGCAGACTGCGGCGCTTGCCCCTGCCAGCGGGAAGCCAAACTGATGGCCCACGGCATGCTCAGGCCGCAGGAACGGCAGATCATGGATCTGCACGATCGCGGCTTCCGCAATGGTGAGATCGCAGCCGTGCTTGGCATCAAGCCCGTCCAGGTAAAGCGGGTCACAAGCCGCTTCTCCGATGAGGACGGCGGGTTCGAAGCCATGATCGTCAGGGGCACCATCGCACTCAGGCGAGCCATCGAGAGCCGCCATCCCGACAAGAAAAAGGAGCTGGGCTCATGACACACGGTCAGCGTGACACGTTGGACAACATACGCGCCTTCATCGCAGCGCATGGGCGCAGCCCGACGATCCGCGAGCTTATGGCGATCGAGGGTGTCAGGTCCACCGCCGGCATTTACGAGCGGCTGCAGGCGCTCGTCCGCGACGGCTATCTGCGGAAGCTCGACGATCGCCATGGGCGCTATGTGCCAGTCGATCATGGCGGCGGCGCGGATCTGCGCGCCTGCTCAACCGAGGCGCTGCAGGCCGAGCTGAGCCGCCGTGGCGAACTGGTCGCCGGCATGGCTTCAATGGGCCGCTCTTCATGAACGCCAAGGTCCAGCCAAATCCTGCCAGGCGCTCGACAGGCAGCGACCCACGCACGCGCAAGATCCGTGCGATCATGGCCGCGTGCAACAGGCTGGGGCTGGATGAGGATGCACGCCGCGATCGCATCGAGCAGGTTAGCGGCCAGCGCTCGCTGTCGAAGCTCAGCGATGGCCAGCTCGGGAAGCTGCTCGATGCGCTTAACGGCGACTGGAAACCGGGCCGTGCCGACAGGCCGCACCTCGGCAAGATCAGGGCGCTGTGGTGGAGCCTATATTGGCTGGGCGAGATTGACGAGCCGGGTGACGGAGCGCTGGACGCGTTCGTCAAACGGCAGACCGGCATCGCCTCCCTGCGCTTTGTCGATCACCGCACGGCACCATCAATTATCGAGGCGCTCAAGGCGTGGGCAACTCGGGTTGGTGTCGAATGGCCCGGCGACGCGGACATCGATGCGCTCGCTACCAGGTTCGACGGCTATAGCCATGCGCATGGCGATCGCGTTGCCGTACTGCAGCGCCTGGATCGTCTGTGCGCTGGCCAGGCCATGAAGTTTCCGCTCACGATCGCGGGCATGAACATGGGTACTGGCCTCACCACCAATGCCTGGTCACTCGCCCAGATGGATGACGCCATCCGGTTCCTGGGCAAGCACTGGCGTGCTGAAAAGGCGCGCCGCGCCCGTGCAAGCGCCAGCCAGGTGGAAGGCTGAGCCGATGTCCGTGGCCTATTTCCCCGGCATGCGGCTCGAGGATCTTCCGATTCCTCGCGATGTGGCTGTCACCCGCCGCTGGCCCGAGCAGCTGGTCGAAATGGCAGACCATATCGGCGCGTTTCACGCGCTGCGCGTCGTGGAGAGGTTTGGCGGCCAGAAGATCTACGTTGCTGCCGACGCCGAGCGCAACTGCCTGCGCGAGATCCTGGACGCCAGGCTCACCAGGATCATGAGCCACGTTTACGGCCGCCAGGAGATCGATCTGCCCGTTGCGCGAGCCGCGCTAACCGAAGCTCGCCGCGCGCCTGTCATTGCATCTGTGCGAAACGGCGATATGACTGTCGCCGAAGCAGCCCGCATTCTGGGCACCGCGCGCACCTATGTGTCCCAGCTGGTCAACCGCAGCCGGGAAGCCGAAGACGCAGCTCCCCTGCGTCGGCCTACCCTGCGCGATCCACGCCAGATCGAGATGTTCGAACCCTACGACGGAAATTCAGGGTAAGTCCACTCACCCCCATACCGACAATCTGCCAAGCATAGCGTCGCCCCATCGTTTTTGATGAGGCTCGCTTCCCCATGTATTTCGTCATCCCCGCCGCCTCGGCCAGAACCCTGGTGGCTCCCCTGTGAATTGGTGGCAGGTTTTCCAGTCGATCTGGCAGATCGCTTCCACGGTCACGCCGTTTTTGGTCCTGGGCGGATTCGCTTGGCTGCAGACCAAATTCCCGTCTCGCGCCGACCTGAAGGAGCATGAGGGCAAGCTGAGCTCGTTGACAGCTGACGTCGGCGGCCTTGTTACTCGCATGGCGACCAATGAGAGCCGCATCGATAACATCGTTCGCGACCTGGAGCGGGAACCAACCCGCGCCGGCCTCGCCAATTCCATCGCAGACATTCGCGATCGCCTCGGCCAGGTCGAATCTTCGGTCAAAGCAGTGCAGCACCAGCTCGAAACGCAGAACGATTACCTGCACGCGCTAGTTCAGCAGGGAATGGCCAAGAAATGATCGCGCCCGCCATTCGACCTTTGGTCCGCCGCGCGATCATCGACTTGCTGGCCGAGATCGGCGGCGAGCATAACGATCATCACTTGGCCACGCTGCTGGCCGAGGTTGGGCACCGCGTTGCCCGCCGCGATGTTGCCGAAGAGCTGCGCTGGCTGGCCCAGCAAAGGCTGATCCGGGTGGAAGCTGTCGATCCGTATGTGCTCGCCGAGATCCTGCCCGACGGCGAGGACGTCGCCGCCAGCCGTCTGATCGTCGAGGGCATCTACCGCCACAAAACGGGGCGCTGACATGGCCCGCTGGTCTTCCGTCGAAGAGCTGCCGGCTGACGTCCAGGACGAACTGGACGAGGCTGTGAAGCGCAAGTTCACGACCGATGCACTGGTCGAGCTGGCCGCAACCCATGGTCATACGATCACACGGTCCGCCATGGGCCGCTGGGCAAAGCGTCGACGTGACTGGCACCGCGTGGTGGAGCGTGAAAAGGCCGTGCGCGGCATGTCCGAGGCTGTCGATACCGACTTCGGCGGCGAGAACGAGAAGCGCAACCGGATGCTGCTGCACCTGGCACGCAACAACCTGTCGATCATCGCTGCCCGCATGGGTGGCGAGGAGAAGCTCGAGCTCGGCGACGCCATGGGACTGATCAAGGCCCTCAAGGATCTGGTCGTCGCCGACAAGGTCGATGCCGAGCGCGAGCGCGCCATCCGCCTCGAGCAGAACCAGCGCGCGGCGAAGGAAGCCGAAGGCGAGCTGCGCAGCCGTGGTGCCACCGAAGAAACAATCCTGGCCGTGAAGACCAAGCTGCTCGGCCTCAAAGCCTGACCTGAAGGAGACTACTCGTGAGTGAAGCCATCACCGCCGACGATCAGCTGCGCTTGTTCCTCGAGCGGATCGAGCGCCTGGAGGAAGAGAAGAAGGGCGTCAGCGATGACATCCGCGACACATACGCCGAGGCGAAGTCTCAGGGGTATGACCCCAAGGTCATGCGCGAGTGCGTGCGCCTGCGGAGGATGGAGCCCCACGATCGCCAGGAAATGGAGATCATCCTCGACACCTACAAGGCGGCACTGGGGCTGGGATGACCGTCCTGTTTGGCCCCTTCCTTAACGTGCTCGAAGGTGGATACATGGCTCGTTGCCCTGGGTGCGACGAGGTCCATTTCATCCCGACGAACCCGTTCCGGTATGCCGAACGGCCGTGCTGGGATTTCAATGGAAATCCCGATGCTCCGACCTTCTCGCCAAGCCTGCTGATCCGCACCGGTCGCGCGGTAGACCCAAATTTCGTTCGCGAAGAGGGCGATCCACCGGACGTCTGCCACAGCTTCATCCGCGACGGTCAATGGCAGTTCTGCAGCGACAGCACCCATCACCTTGCCGGCCAGACTGTGCCCATGCTTCCATGGAGTGACGATGAATGACCGAGCCGCGCCGCCTTGTCATCGGTGATAGCGTCAACGGGCCCGGCGATATTGCATCGCTGGCCTACGCGATCGCGCAGGCTGCCAAGTCGCTCGGGTTCCGAGTGCTTGGGATCAAGGCATCGCGCGCAACGAAAGCGTCGCTGGCCGCTCATGGTTCGCGCACCAAATACGTGCACCTCGCCGATCGACAGGATCGAACTTGGCTCGTGCGGGTCTCAGACCACTATCGCCCCCGCCGCGTGGCACATATCCCGCTGCATTTTGACCTGGTCTCGCTCGACGGCTTGTCAGGCCAGGCAGATGTACGCGACTGGCTGATGTCCGTCGCACGCGGTGAGATTGCATGGGTGCAGCCAATGACATCACCGCGCCGCCGCCCATCTCGTCAGCGCTGGAAGGGTGGGCGGTCATGAGCGCCAAAGTCGGCTCCCTGTCACCGATGGACGATCTGCCGTCGCTGCTGATGCCCTACCAGATCGAGGCCATCCAGCTCAGCGACCAGCACCAGTTATTCGTGAGTGAAAAATCGCGCCGTACTGGTCTGACCTATGCGTTCGGCGCAGATGCGGTGTTGACCGCCGCCCCCGCCCAGGGCGGCCAGGACTTCTTCTACATCGCCTACAACAAGGACATGACGCGCGAGTTCATTGGATATTGCGCGGACTTCCTCCAGGCCTTCGACCAGCTGGCGACCGAGCCCAAAGAGTTCCTGCACAATGATGGATCTGATGAGGGCATCAACGCCTTCCGCATCGATCTGCCATCGGGTCACAAGATCGTGGCGCTGTCCTCCAAGCCGCGCTCGCTGCGCGGTATGCAGGGCAAGGTTCTGATCGATGAAGCCGCGTTCCATGACCAGTTCAGTGATCTGCTTGACGCGGCGATGGCGCTCACCATGTGGGGCGGCAGGGTCGTCGTAATCTCGACGCACAATGGCGCGGACAACGCCTACAACGAGCTGATCGAGGATATCCGCAGCGGTAAGCGCGAAGGTGTGGTGCAGCGCGTCACTTTGAAGGACGCGCTACGCCAGGGCCTCTACCAGCGGATATGCCTGCGTACAAGGGAGCCATGGTCGCCCGAAGCCGAGGCCAAATGGGAAGCATCGCTGCGTAAGCGCTACGGCACCGCTGCCGAGCAGGAGCTGGACGTCGTCCCTTCGCGTGGGTCGGGCATATACCTAGCGCGCGCGACGATCGAGCAGGCAATGTCACACGAGCTGCCGGTCATCCGCCTGGCGTGTCCGGATGGATTCGAGCGGCACGGCGAGGAATACCGCACTAGCTGGATCAAGGAGTTTCTGGAAACCGAGGTCGCCCCTTACCTGGCCGATTTTGATCCCAACCGCCCCACCTATTTCGGCCAGGACTTTGCGCGCAACGGCGACGTCTCGCCTGTTGTGTTCGGCCAGCGCGATGAGAGCATGCGCCGCGTCGCACGCTTCCTGCTCGAGATGCGCAACGTGCCCTTCAAGGATCAGGAGATGATCCTCAACTGGATCATCTCACGCGTGCCCATGTTCGCGTGCGGCAAGATGGACGCGCGCGGCAATGGTTCGGCGCTGGCCGAGGCTATGCAGCAAGAATGGGGCTTTGACCGCGTCGAGGCCGTCCAGACCTCGGAAAAGACATATCTCGCCTTCATGCCGAAGCTTCGCTCCGCGATCGAGGATCAGATGCTTCTGATCCCGTGGGACGAGGGCGTCATGGATGATCTGCGCATGATCAAGCTTGTGCGCGGCATCCCGATGATCCCGGACCGCGGCAAGGTCAGCAAGGCCGACGGCGACAGCGGCAAACGTCACGGCGACGACGCGATCGCGCTCATGCATTTCGTGGCGGCATCCGACGAAGACATTGGCCCGATCGAGTTCTTCTCGGCGGGCCAGCGCAGCACGCATCTGGCCTCCGGGCCTGTCTCGACGCGCGGGTTCGGCTCTGCCGGTGCCCGCGCCGGATTTGTGAGGTAACACCATGGCCCAGCGGCCCCGACCCTTTTCCGCCAGCACCACCCGCGCCATCGCGCGTCGTACCAGCGAGACATCGGGCAATATGCAGGCGCTGATGCGCCCGATCGCGACAACGTCCGACGGTCGCGACATCACCAGGCCGTTCGTCTCCGGCCTCCAGCAGCCGCGCGACCCGCGCATCAGCATGGCGATCGACTGGGGCGTCTACGACGTCATCCTTGAAGACGACCAGGTCTTCTCGACGCTGCAGCAGCGCATTGGCGGCGTTGTCTCGCGCAACTGGAATGTGGTGCCGGGCGATGAAAACGACCCGCGCTCGGTCGAGGCGGCTGAGAAGCTGAGCGACAATCTGCTGCGCCTGGGCTGGGACCGGGTCACCCGCAAAATGCTGTTTGCCACCTTCTACGGTTACTCGGTGGCCGAATGCATGTGGGAGGTCCGCGACGGACTGTTCCAGTTCAAGGATCTGAAAGTCCGCCATGCGCGCCGATTCCGTTACGACGATGCCGGCAACCTCCGGCTGATCACCCGCGTGAATTGGAATGGGGAGCTGCTGCCCGATCGCAAGTTCTGGGTAGCGACTGCTGGTGCCAGCGACGATGACGAGATCTACGGGCGCGGCTTGGCCGAATGGCTTTACTGGCCGACACTGTTCAAGCGGAATGGCCTGCGCTTCTGGAATAACTTCCTCGACAAGTTTGGCGCACCGACCGCCGTTGGCAAGTATCCATCTGGCACGCCACAGGACCAGGTCAACAACCTGCTGTCCGCGCTGCAGGCCATCCAGACCGATACCGGCATCGCGATCCCCGAGCGGATGGTCATCGAGCTCCTGCAGGTCGCCAAGAGCGGCGTGGCGGATTACGAGCAGCTTTGCCGCTACATGGACGAGTGCATCGCCAAGGTGGTGCTCAGCCAGACCATGACCACTCAGGACGGCTCATCGCTCAGCCAGGCGCAGGTGCATGCAGGCGTAAAGCTCGAGGTGGTTAAGTCCGACGCGGATCTGCTGTCCGACAGCTTCAACGCAGGCCCAGCGCGGTGGTGGACCGATTTCAACTACGGTCCGGATGTCGCCAGCCCGCGCGTCATGCGCGATGTCGAGGAAGAGACCGATACCAAGCTGGCCGCAGAAACCGACAACCAGCTGAAAGGGCTGGGCTGGGAGCGGACCGAGGAAAGCTTCCAGGACACCTATGGCGACGGCTATGTCCGTGTCCAGAAAGCGGATACGCAGACGCCCGATTCCGCGCAGCTTGATCCGGTAGCCGACCAGAAGCTGCTGGAGGACAACCGGCGCGAGCCGCTCCAGCCGGTAACGGAATTTGCCGCGGATGATCCGCGCCCGCTCTACGTCCACCGCAAGCTAGTGAATGCCGAAAAGCTGGTCGCCTGGGCGCGCAAGCAGGGCTTCAAGACGGTGGTCGATCCTGCCGACATGCATGTCACCGTGGCTTATTCCAAAAAGGCGGTGAACTGGTTCGGCATGGGCGATGACTATGGCTTCTACCGCGAGCCGCTGCGCGTCATGCCAGGCGGCCCGCGCGTGGTTGACCGTCTCGGCGACCAGGGCGCTGTGGTCCTGCACTTCTGGGACGGATATCTGGCAAACCGGCACCGCACCATGCGCGAGGCCGGCGCGAGCTGGGATTTCCCGACCTACCTCCCGCACGTCACCTTCACCTATGAACCAGGCGAGGTCGATCTGGCCGCAGTCGAGCCGTTCACTGGCGAACTGCTGTTCGGCCCGGAAATCTTCGAGCCGATCGATGACGACTGGGCCAGCGGCGTCCGCAGCGTCGACCTGGCCGAGGGCGACCCGGATTATGTCGAGCAGTCGCTGGAAAACACCCTGATCGACGAGCTGATCGCCGCCGAAGATGAACGCGTCACCGCAGCGATGACCGGCTCGATCTTCGACCGCATCTCCGCAGCAGCGACCTCGGCCGAGCTGCTCAAGCTGCTCGACACCGAGGCGACCGCGCTGATGAACGATGCCCCCTTGCGCGACAGCATCGAGCGCGCGGCTTTCGCCATGCGCCTGGCGGAAGAGAACCGGGAGGGCGGGGCGTGAGCAGCTTCCTGACTGCCTTCTTACGCGCGCTGTGCCACAAGCCGGAACCCGCCTGCAGGAAGCGCCGGCCACGCGATATCGTCCATGTCACCGGGCCCGAGCAGCTCGGCAAGCGGGCAAAGCGCCGCGCGCGCGGCAAGCGGAAGGGCGCCGCATGAACCTTTCAGCCGCCCAAAACGATGCACTGAAGTGGCTGCGGGAGCGCGGCGGCGATGGCTGTTTCGACAACAACGGTATCGTCCTGGCTGGCGGTGAGACCGCACCCATCATGCGGGCGACCTGGAATGCACTGCGCGATCTCGGCCTGATTGAATTCTACAATCCGCGCCCTGACCGCAAAGGTAGGGGGCGCATCCGGATTGCGCAGTCGCAGGCCGCAGGCGTATGACCCGCGCGACGCTCCCCCAGCTGGCCTATGCGCTCGGTATGGTCGAAGGGCTCCTTCGCCAGCTGCCCGCGATCAGCGTGATCTATTCGGTGCAGATGCAGCTTGGTGATGGCTGGACCAGGCACCGCAACGATACCTTCAGCCTCCGCTTGGCAGGCATCTCCGCTACCTGTGACGCAGCCGACCCGGATTGCATCGCCATCACCCTGAGAAACTGGCTCACCGCCGCACGTGAGCGGCTTGGATGGGAGATGTCATCATGATCGACAAACAATTGCTGCTCAAGATCAGGAAGTGCCTGCAATTGGCCAGATCGGCCAATGAACACGAGGCCGCAACTGCGCTCGCCAAGGCCCGCGAGCTGATGGAAGCGCATGGCATCACCGATGACGATCTGGCCATGGCAGAGATTGATGAGGCAACCGCACGCTCCACGCGCAACATGCGGCCACCCGTATGGGAATGCCATTTGAATGCAGCGGTTAACCGCGCGTTGGGGACCATCTCGTTTCTGGATGCTGTCGGAGACCGGTGCTTCGTTGGCCGCGGCCCAACCCCGACGATCGCGTCCTACGCCTTTGCAATGCTGTTCCGGCAGCTCAAGATCGCGCGCAGCGAATATATTCGCACCCAGCTGAAACGGTGCAAGCCGGGCCGCAAGCGCCAGCGCGCGGACGTCTTCTCGCAAGGCTGGGCATATGGCGTTGTGCAAAAGGTCAGGGACATCGCGCCTGAGCGCAGGGAAGACCCGGCAATCGAGCGGTGGCTGGCTGTTCAGCATCCGGGCTTGGCACACGTCGATGCACGCCGTGCTGATGTGAAGGGCCAAGCCATGACCAATGATTTCTGGCGCGGCCATGAGAGCGCAGGCGACGTCGATCTCAACCACGGGGTAGCAGGCTCCGCAGGCTCGGCGCTTTTGGCGCACGTGTTATGAGCCCCTTCGCCAATCTCCCGATGTTCGGCTTCGACATCATCCATGCGGACCCGCCCTGGGGCTTCGACAACTGGTCGGAGAAGGGGGAGGATCGCAACCCAAACCAGCATTATGACACGATGCCCTGGGACCAGATCGCGGCGCTGCCAGTGGGCGAGCTGGCGAGCGGCAACTGCGCGCTGTTCCTTTGGGCAATCGATCCTCTGCTAGACCGGGCGTTCGATGTCATGCGCGCCTGGGGCTTTCGCTACGTGACGGTGGCGTTCACCTGGGCCAAGCTCAACCCGTCGGGTGAGGGCTATGCGATGGGCACCGGCTACTACACGCGCGCCAATCCTGAAATCTGCCTCCTCGGCGTGACTGGCAAGATGCCGCGTATGGATGCCGGCGTGCGCCAGCTGGTCGTCGAGCCGCGCCGCGAGCATAGCCGCAAGCCCGATCGCATCGCCGATGACATCGTCCGCCTCTTTGGCGATCGCCCGCGCATCGAACTGTTCGCCAGGACCGCGCGGCCAGGCTGGGCAGCGTGGGGCAACCAGGTCGACAAGTTCGAAGGGGCTAGCTCATGAGCTTTTTGCATTGGGACGAAGAGACCACGCGCCTCAAGAAATACAGCGCCAGCACGACAAGCGGGCCACGTGGGAGGACTGTCATTCGGATCGAGATCGAGACGTCTGATACCTATGATCTGGCGCAGCTGCTCAAAACGCTCTCGGAGATTGATCAGAAACAACGTCAGCCCAAGTCACGTCCTGCTGCGGCCGCCAAGAAACGCGACGACCTGTTGGCATTGCCAGCGCCTCAGTTGCAACTAACGGATGGGCGGAACCCGTTCGATGCCTGAGCTGCGCCCCACCATGTATCTCAGCCCGGAAAATACCGTCCGGGTCTGGCAGGAGCGGCAGGAGCTGCGCCCGACCGTGCGCTGGTCGGAGATGATGCACGAGGAGCACTCTCGCGCCTTCACCGTGGCCAAGATCGCCAAGCTTGATCTGCTCGCAGCGGTCCAGAAGTCCCTGGACAAGGTTGTTCGGGATGGCGGCACCTTCGAGACCTGGAAGGCCAACATCCTGCCCGAGCTGAGGCGCGCTGGGTGGTGGGGTGAAGTGTCCGATCGCGCGCTGACCGGTACCGACCAGACCATCATCGTCAACGATCGCCGGCTGCGGAACATCTATCGCACCAACATCCGAATGAGCATAGCGGCGGGCCGCTGGCGGCGTTTCCAGGCGCAGAAAGAGCTGTTTCCCTACCTGCGGTACCGTTCGGACCATCCCCGCCGTAAGCCGCGCGAGGATCATCTGAGTTGGCATGGCATCATCCTTCCGGTCGACCACCCTTGGTGGCAGGAGCATTTCCCGCCAAATGGCTGGGGGTGCAATTGCCTGCCCGAGCAAGTGTCTGAAGGGATGCTGAAGCGGCGTGGCTGGAAGGTGACGACGGATCTGCCGCTGGCTGCAAGCCAGCCATTCTATCCGGCAGGCCGCACCGATCCGATCATGGTGCCCAGAGGCATTGATCCTGGCTTCAGCTACAATCCCGGCACCGCGCACCTGCGCGTCATCGCCGAGAAGGCGCTCGACTCGGTCGAGGATGCCGCACAGGCGGGCCTGACGAACGCAGCTCGGCAGACGATTCGAGAGATCGCGGCAGACCCGGCGTTCGACCAGTTCGTCGCGCTGCCCAACCAGCCGTTCCCGATCGCGGCGCTTTCGGTCGACCAAGCCGCTGCTCTGGGCGCGACCGCGCGCACCGTTCGCTTTTCGCCCCAGACGTTGGAAAAGCAGAAGGGACGCCACCCCGAGCTGACCATCGCTGACTACCGGCTGCTGCCGGAGATCGTCTCCAACCCCGCGCACGCCTTGCGCGAGGATGATCGCAAGGTGCGGCTCCTGTGGGAATCAGATGGCCAGTGGTGGCGCGCCACCGTCAAGTCGACCGAGCAGGGCAACGAGCTTTACGTGCTCAGCCTCCATCGCCTGCGGGCAGACGATGTCTCGTCTCTCGTGAGCCGTTTTGCAGCGATATTGGAGTGGTTCGGTGCGCGGTAAGGACTGCCGATTCCCTTACACGCGCTCCGGGCTTTTGGCCCGTGCTACGGCAGGCAGGATCACCGTGTTTCGCGCACCGAGCTCGGGACATACAATAATGCAGGGTTCCAATCAATGAACGTCGACCACGAGCCAACTCCAGCGGCCAGCGCTGAGGCTGACAAAGTCAGGGCAATCGGCGCGTTGCGCGATGACCTGCAGCGTATCCATCGAGCCGAAGCTAATCGGATTGGCGCATTACAGCGATCAATTTCACCCATTTCCTGGCCAGCGCAAAAAGCTCTTCCTCTTTTTGGTCTAGCTCTTTGTGCAATTGCTGCATGCCAAGTCGCTGTAAGTCGCTCTGTGCGATCGCATCAAACTGCAACGACTCGTACATCGCTATCATCTCTTCTGCCCGCAGCTGGGGATCGGTTGCAGACCGGCATATCTCTGCAATCAGCATGGCGCATATTTTGCGCGTGATAAGGTTTTCGGCCCGCAGGTTTGCGATCTCCGCCAGGAACGCTTGGTTGATGGCGTGCTGGTCTTTCAA